CTGCAAGAACAACCGTTAACGGAGCGTATAAAATATACGAATATCCGCTATTGTCTGTTGAATCCGTTGGCGATGAAACTTGGAATGAGTACGAAACACAATGGTACACAGAAGTAATTGCACAAAATGTGGGACTGCAAACGGTTACTTTTGTGGCTGGTTACGGATGGGACTATAACTTAGGTAGCGAAGTGCCTGAAGATATTATTACGGCAATATACGAGATGCTTACTTATTGGTACGAAAACAGGGATAACGCAAGGCAGGGAATGCCAGACGCGGCTACGTACTTATTAGCACCATATAGACGCATAAGTTTATTTTAATATGAATCCGGGCAAATTAGACAGGCGCATTCAGTTTCTTAACGTCACGCAAGTAGAGCAAGCGGACTTTGACTATGTGTTGACGTACACGCCAATTACTGAACTGCAAGACGGCATGACGTGGGCGCACGTGCGCTCAACGTACGGAAGCAGGCAACTGCAAGCAGGCGAACCAGTAATAACAGATACTACGCATTTTATAATCAGATATAGGCCCGACTTTACGCCAAGCAAAGAGATGCGAATATTGTATCGGAATAGCTACTATATTATTCATGGATTGCTTGACATGAAAGACGAGAGCAGATTTTGGGAAATTGTAACTAAAGTAACAGACAGCAACAGTGGCGCAACAAGTTAAAGGCTTAAGCCAACTATTAAAGGACTTGCAAAGTTTCGGTGAAGATGGCACGCGCCTCGCGGTTGCTATTACAAACGTTACAGCCGAAACTATTGCTAATGAAGCTAAAGTGCGCGCGCCTGTAAAATACGGTCAGTTAAGGCAATCAATCGGGTACGACAAGGCAAACGATAAAACAATTACTTCATACATATTTGCCAACGCACCTTATGCGCCTTACATAAATTGGGGTACTGGTGGGCTTGTTTCGGTTACACCTGAGTTTGCAGAATATGCAATGACTTTCAAAGGTGCTGGTATTAAGAAGATAAATATACCTGCAACCGGCTTCCTTACGATACCTTATGCGCAGAACGCAAAGAAATATCCTTTAGATTTAGAAAAAGGCTTTAATAAATTAACTAAACAATATAATAATAAAAAATAATATATTTGTATATGAACGATCCGAATTTAGCTTTGTTAAATGCTTTTCAATCTGCATTATCTGGCTTAAGCGTAGGATCTAAAGCTATAAATGTTTATCCAGCGATCGCGCCTTTAAAAAATGTTCCGTCAAAATATGTACTTTTGACTTTGCAAACGAGAACGGATAACAAAACAAAGTGCGGCAACTGGTTTGAATGTGATATTACTACAGATATAGTTACACGATATCCAAACGGAACGGGGGATATTACATTTGCAATGAACATTGGACAAAGTATATCAACATTGGTACAAGATACAACGTTAACGCTAAGTGGATTTAGCATAAGAGAATGTAAACAAATGCCTCCACAAACGCTATCTTTGCAAACAGACAATGAGGATATATACAGATACTTATTAAATTTTTACTATAAAATAAATATACTATAATGGCAAACGATCAATTTTACTTAGGCAGTCTTTTTATGCTCTACATCCGCAACGGTGGAACGTGGAAACCTGTCGCTTGTTTAACAAGCAACGGAATCTCAGAAAGCTGGGATTTTGCAGAAACAATGACAAAATGCGATCCGGGTGTTACTCGCCGCAAGCCGACAACGTATTCATACGAAATTCCTATTGAAGGAGTTTTCACTGATACAGTTGGTGCAGGTGGTGATACTGCTAAAGCGTCTTGGGATGCAATAGCTACTCTTGCTCGTGCTAAAACTTACATCGAATGGCAAGTTGCTTTGTTAAGAGAAAACGGAACTGAAGATACTAACTTCCCAGAGCAATACGGTTCAGGTTATTTTTCAGCTTTAGAAATCAGCGCACCAGAAAGTGATTTTATTACCTTCACCGCTACTATCTTAGGCGATGGCGATATCACAACTACTAATCCTTATCCAGGCTATTAATGGAGGGAAACTTTAATTATACAATCGACGGCGTAGAGCGTAAATTCTTTTTTGGGAATTACGCTTTAGAGCAAACCCTACTTGAGTTTAATGTATCGGTTAGTGATATTGCGGATATCCTTGATACAAAATTATTGCCTTTTTTAAGGACTTTTATTTTTCACGCAGCAGCATATCCAATATTAGAACAAGGTAGTGAACCAGATTTCACCCCTTTTGGAGTTCATAAATGGATAGATGCAACAGGCGGACCAAACGGACCGTTTATGCTATCTGCTGCAAAAAAGATATATAAAGCATTAGGAGTTGGTGAATCAACGACAGATGCCGTACCGGAAAAAAAAAGCGAGAAATAATACAATGGGATGAAGTGTTAAAATTTGCTTACGGTGAATTAGGCTTAATGCCCAAAGAGTTCTACGCCCTGACTTGGCATCAATACTGCCTTAAATGTCAGGGCTTTTTTAATAAGGACAAGAAAGAGTGGGAGCGCATAGGTTGGGCAACTTGGAACGCAATGCGAGTTCATGTAAGCAAAGGGATGCCAACTTATAAAAAGTTTATGTCTTTCCTTTATGAAAATGATGGCATAGACAAAAGCGAACTTGAAGCAATGAAAGAGTTAATGAACAAGGCTACCGAAAAATACAAAAATGGAAGGACTTAAAATACCTATTGGCGCGCCAATTCAAGCACTCACTAAAGATTTAAACGCGGCTAAAGCGCAAGTAAAATCATTTGTAGGTTATACTGATGCTGAGTTATTAAAGTCATCACAATCACAATATGGATCAGCTCGGAAGGTTATTCAAGTAAATGAGCAACTTGCCGAATCCGCCGCATTAGCTGCTAAAGCACAAAGAACACAAGCGGCCGCAACGGCTGCTTCAGGTGGCGCACTAACAAATTTAGGTGGTGGATTGACTAAGGCTTTATCAGGACTTAGGACATTAGCTTATATACTTCCTGGAATTGGTATAGCAGGGATATTTAATCTTGCCTATGAAGCATTAGGCCCGCTTATTTCAGGTTTAGAAATATTTAATAAAAAAGTAAACGACGGAGCTGCAAAGTATAATTCTTTGCGTGATGCTATTGCTTCAGGAAATCAAGAAGCAGCAAAAGAAATAACAACACTAAAATTACTTTATGAAGCTTCAATTAATCTTCAAAATCCACAAGAAACAAGAATAAAAGCTGCGAAAGAATTAATTCGTTTATTCCCAGAAACATTTAAGGCTGGAAGCGAAGAAGCTATAATGAACGGCAATTTAGGCAAAAGTTATCAGTACTTAACTAAAGATATTATTGCAAACGCAAGAGCAAAGGCAATAGCTGGTAAAATTGCAGACGAGGAAGCAAAAATACTTGATGCGCAAATAAAAAGGCAAAAAGTAGAAATTGAATTTCTAAAAGAAAATGCAAAAATAAAAGATGTTCGTTTTGATATAGGTATGGGGCAATCTTATATCTATTCGCAAGAGCAACAAATAAACGCAAACAATAAACGTACAAAAGAGGAACTTGCAAATATTGATAAAATTGTTAAAAAAGCACAAGACACTCAAACATTTCTACAACAATTTGTCGGCGATAAAAATTTAGTAAATGCTTTAGTTGGCGATGAAAAAGCTCGTAAATCTGCAAAAGAAACTATAAATGAGATAGAACGCGATTTTATAAAAGCTTTTAAGATAATTGGCGTAGCTCAAGGCAAACAATCTCCGTCAGGAAGTGGAGATATAAATGGTGGCAATATTTTTATTAAACCAACTTTAGATACAGGCGCACTATATACCTCCGGTCAAATTTTAAAAGAATATTACCAATTTGATTTGCTTCCTGAAATAGGCACATCTTTTACCACGTTCTTTGACGATATATTAACTAAAGGTGAAATATCATTTAAGGCATTAGGACAAAGTATTAAAAGAACTTTTGCAAGTGTTTTGGCTAATGAAGCTACAACAGGCATTTTAGGATTGCTTGGCGCAAAAGGTAAAGAACAAGAAAAAGGTGGAGGTTTATTTAAAGCTTTAGGCGGTGTTTTAGGTATCGGTGCAAAGGCAGGTGGAGCAGCAGGCGGTGGTATTTTATTACCTTTACTTGCAGGCGTTGGAGCAATTGCAGGGATAGCAGGTTTATTTAATAAAAAGAAAGTACCTACACCGGCCCCTGCAAGTAGTGTATCAACCTCGGCAATCAATACAGGGGCAGTTGATATATCTGGCGGTCGCGTAGTGTTTGAAATTTCAGGTGTTAATTTAGTAGGCGTTTTAAATAGAGCAGGAGCAAAATTAGCAAGATATGGCACTATATAACGTCAGGTATTATTTTAGTTATTATTCTGACTTAGACACTCGCTTGCCAGTTGGCACGCAACCGGATGAACACGTAGTCGAAATATTAAAACTTAATTATTTAGGGATGCCAACCGAAATATTGGCATCCGAAAATCCTGTATCTATAAACTACCAAAACACTGGCGATAAAAAGCTCGAAGCATTCAGAGGCTCTGAAATTACACTTAATCTTATTGCTAATGAAGATCTTGAGTTAGCGGACTTATATACCGAAAACGAACGAGAATTTATAATAGTTGACTATCGCAACGGTGTATCTATTGGGCGTTGGTTTATCATTCCAGACGGCTGTCAAGAGAGTTTTAGTTATACGCCTTATACTATATCAGTAAACGGAGTTGATGGCTTAGGAGTCCTTAAAAACCTATCCTTTGTAAAACCTGACAGCAATATATGGTTAGGCAAATACACGTTCTTTGATGTTATCTATAATTGCTTAAATAGACTTGGCTTTGACGACTTAATCATAAATACTTGCGTAAACATTTACGAGGTATCAATGACGCAAGGCGATATGTACGATCCTTTAGAGCAATGCTATGTTAACGCTGAGCGATTCTTTAAAGACGATGGCTATACGCCAATGACTTGTCAAGAGGTGTTATTGGCAGTTCTTAGCGAGTGGACTGCTTGCATTATTCAGTCAGAAGGTGAATGGTATATTTATCGGCCAAACGAAGCTGCTTTAAACGGCACGCTTGTATTTCGTAGATACGTTGATGGCGTAATGTCTTATAACAACGCAACCGTTACTAAAGATATCGACGTTGTGTTAGGTGGCGAAAGCGAAGGTTTAATATTTGCGCCTTTGTTTCATATTAATCGCGATCAGTTAAAAATGATTGATCGTCCGTACAAAAATGCTTCTATCGGTTATACTTATGGCGTTGTTTCTGGCAATATTATTAATCCTAATTTCTTAGGTTTTACAACCGATCCAATTACAAGTCAAGGCAGTTTTCCTGATTGGAATAACTCTACAACGCCTTTAACTATTGACCTTGATCCGCTTGGTGGTGCGATGCTTGGCAAAACAAGTACAACGCCAGGAATTTATGAGTACATTCAGAACGCTACGCCGGTGACGTGCGCTTTAGGAGATATATTTTCAGCTACGATAAATTACTACAATTATGCATCAGGCGGGCCGCGTGCGTTTATAATTTTAACAGGCGGCGGACTTACTCGCTATGCTGATGCAAATGGATTATGGTCTGCTACACCTTATTTATTTATAGGAGATTTTTTTACTACTGCATATTACGAAGGCTCTAAGATTTTAACACTTGAAGCAACACCTTTTGCTGGTAATATAGTTTTTAGATTATTTGAGCCAGAGGATTCAATTATTTCGCCACCGCCACCACCTGATCAAGTTAAAGTAACTTACAGGCGTGCTGAATTATCCCCTGTACTTGATCCAGCAGATGCTATTGGTGAAATACATACGGCAGAGCAAACAAATGATTTTACGTTTGTCCCAGAGATATTGCGGACTTTTAACGGTGATAATGTAAGTGATCAATTTGTTGGTGGGATTTATCGGGCAGATCAAACAACATTAACAACGCTTTGGAATAGACGCGGACTAAGTGAAAGCGCACTTGCGAGTCCTTACGCGGCAAGCAAACCTTTTTTAAGGATAGCAGCCGAGGAAATTGTAAGGCTTTACGGCGGGCCGTTTGTAAGGTTTGAAGGCAGCATATTTGGCTACTTTAATCCACTAAGCAGGTTTGAAATTAATTCGATAATAGGTAAATTTATGCCTTTATCTTTGACTTATGATTTGCAATCTAATATCTGCAAAGCTGTTTTAGGCCGCGTTGACAATACCGAAATAGCAATGGATTATACACTCGCAGCCGATTACGGTGACGCGCAAAAAGTAGCTATAAAATGAATTTAGGATCATCAATGCTTCTGTATATTAATGATATACCTGTTGGGTGTTTGACAAGCAACTCACTTTCGGAAAGTATATCATTTATTCGTACTTGCAAGACAACCGCTAAAGGCGCTACGACTAACATGCCTGACCTTTACGGCTATTCAATAGCGTTTGAATGTGTTATGGTTATCGACAATGGTTTAATGACCTACGATGACATAAAAACACTCGCAAGAAATAGAGAGCGATTTGATTGGGCTATGATAAATAGTGCTATAAATCAAGGCGATGCGGGTCAGGCGTTTATCGAAAATTTAGAAATAAACGCAAGTTCAGAAGATTTTGTTAAATTTACAGGAACATTGACTGGCTACGGTGCAATAGTGAATGATGCTTTAATCTATTATGTATGGAATCAAGCACCGACCAGGCCAGTTGATGAAGCAGATAACTATGTATTCACAAACTAAAAAAAAACAACCTATGGAAAACGAACAAGCATTAGCAATCTTCAAAAACATTATTTCGGCTTCTTTACAAGCTGGCGTTTTTAAAAGCGTAGAAGATGTATCCGCAGTCTTAGCGGCATACGCACAAATCGAACAAAGTTTAAAACCTAAAAAAAATGCCGGTAGTTAATGGAATTTATTTAAAAGACTTCCCAACTTTAGGACGGTCGCCACTTTCAACAGATTTAATACCGATTGCTTTTTCGTCGGATAACGTCGCTTATAAAGCTACGCTTGCGCAGTTACTTGCGTTAGGTTCTGTTGGCTTAACTATGCCATCGGCGTTTAGCGTGGCAAACAGTCCAGTGCAAGGGACAGGCACTTTAGCTGTAACGGCGGCAGGCGTAGCATCGCAATACATTAGAGGGGATGGCACGTTAGGTGACTTCCCGACAAATGGTGGCGGTGGCGCGTCTGTTTCGTATTATCTAAACGG